GCAACCACTCGTCACGCTTCGCGTCCTTGCCGCCCATCCAGCCACGCACCCTGTAGTGCGGAGCAACGCCGGTCACGAGCACCCACGTCGCATCGTCGGAGTCCTGCGGTCGGACAATCAGTTCGTAGGCATGTTGGGATCGAGTGCGGACTTGCAGCCCCGGAATGTCATCCCTGGAGAACGTGTCCACGGAGCCATCCCAGTAGCGGCCGAGAGCCTTGGCGACGGCCAACTCACCGCACGCACCCTCGCAGTGCTCTGTCCAGCCGACTCCCGAGAATCCATACCCAGGAGTCCGACCTGCCTTGACTGAGGCAAGGTGCCGCAGGCGGCCGATCTCGGACGCCATAGCCACCTCGTGCCATGTCAGCGTGATGTCCATATCACTCCTCCATTCCCTTGAAGGCTTCCGACCGCAGCCACATTGCCGCCTGGGCCAACCACTGAGACAGGGCGAACACCTCGTCGGCTTTCGTCAGGTGGATCATTCCGTCCGCATCGAGCATCACGCACGGGATCTTGCCAAACTCCTTGAGGTACTCCTGCTCCGTCTCCTCGTCCGTGAACTCCAGCACGGGGGCTGCGCCTGCTGGGCTACACACACCCAGCAGGCGCTCCCCGTAGTCGGTAGTCACGGTGAGGACTGTGACCTGCGACATTCCCACTAGAAGGGCTCCTCACGCTTGGATGGCTGGTACTTCGTCCACCCACGGTTGGGTAGCCAGTTGCCCTCCTTGTCCTTCCGCCTGGGGAACAGCGTCCCTCCGGCCTTGTGCTGACCGAACTGAAGCACGGCACCGCAGTCAGCGCACCGAAGCTCGTAGTAGTCGTTGCCTTCAACGTGACGCACCACGAAGCGGAGGTTCTCGCTGCCGCACGCACCGCACTTCGCCTCGCCGACAAGCTCCTGCGCAGCCGACATGGCCTTGAACAACTCCTTCTGGTTGTCCGCGTCCACCTCGACAGTCAATCGCTCGCTGGCCCTGAATACGATCTTCATCACACTCTCCTTGGGGTTATCGTTTGGGACGGGGGCGAATGGGCGGGCACTTGCCGCCTGGGCACTTCCCTCGTTCCACAACGGACTTGCACACATATCCCTCCGTGTCGTCATCCATGAACGACACAGGGGCACACATCAGCACGAGCACAGCCAGAATCCATCTCATTTCGATTCCTTTCTCTGTTGAGACTTACGAACCAATCGAACTCCAGACCCCATCCCTTCTGAGATGGCCTAATCGCCTCCTCAGTTGCGGATGCTGCCAGCCAATCTCCTTATTGGCTTCATCTCAGTTGGCCCAGGACGCTGGGGTTTTGCCGGATCGCTTACCGGCGCGTTGCAGGGACTTCGTGAGATGGCTGACATACTTGTGCGGACTTGCCGCTCCAGCCGTTTTCCGTGCTGGCTTTCTTTATGCTCGCGCTTTTGGTTGTCAGGTGGCGGGTGCTGCGAGAAAATGAACCGCCGTAATCAGCGTGGTCAGTTACTTGGTGAGTGCCTCCCAGTTGTCGAGGTACTTGCTCTTGGGCTGGAGCCTGATCGCGTTGCGGTGCTCCGGTATGTCCGAACGAGGGACGACGTAGACCTCCATCGTCGGCGTCCAGACGAGCACCCAGACCGTGAAGCTGTGCTTTGTCCCGTAGCGGGACATACGCTTTCCGCCGCTCCGCTCCCGTCGCAGGTCGAACTTCCTCGAACGACGGTTCGCCTCTGTAAATCCGCTTGATCGAACTTGAGCAGCAGATAGAACGCCGCCCTTGCTGACGACGAGATCGCAGCCCGAATCGAACGCAGGCAGGAACACGTCGAAGCCACGCGACAGAAGTTCAGCAGCGATGCAGAACTCAACCGCCTTGCCCATGCGTGCGTTTTCATTAGGCCCCCGCCTTTTCTTGCCGATGACGTAGCTCCTTGCGGACCGCCTCCACGAGAGGCGTAGCCCTCTTGGCCTTCTTGCTGACCGAGTGGAGGTAGCTGCTGGGCAGTTCGCGGATGAGTTGGCCCTTGTATTGGCCGTAGAGCATCCGCCAGCCTCGCTTGGGCTTGGCCTCCTCCGGGGCTGAGAACACGTCCCTGTCCTCACTGGAGAACGTGACGCCGACCACGAGGCCACGTCTCTTCTCCTTCATGGCCTCAAGCTCTCGGCGGATGCGGTCAGCCTCGATGCTGTCTTGGGCGGCGGTTGCGGCGAGCACGTCCATGCCGTCCGACCCAACCGACTGCATCATGGTCTTGCGACGGTCCTTGCTCTTGCGAACCTTCGCGTCGAGCACGTCGAGGCAGTTGAGGATCTGCATCGTCCGGCTGGTGTCGGTGATGTCGTGGATGTGAACGACCGGCTTGGGGCTGCGGGCAATCGCAGCCGCACGCTCCTCGCGGTTCATGTCGGGGTCGAGCACCCCCGGAAGGACTCGCGTTCCTCTCCCGATCCGCTGCTCATAGCGAGACAGGCTCCTCGTCGGGCAGGCCATGTAGACGCGGCGAAGGTCGGGGTGATCCCAGCCGAAGTTCAGCACGCCGACGTTGACGATGACGTGGGCCTCGCCGCTACGGAAGGCGTCCATGTTGGCCGTGCGCTCGGGCAGTTGCTGCTTGCTGTGGACGAGTGCCGACTTCACTCCGTAGCGGGTGAACACGTCCGCAAGCAGGCGGGCCTGATTCACGTCGCGACAGAACACCGCAGAAGGCTCACGCTTGTAGGTCGTGAACACCATGCTGGCGATCTCTTGAACGGCGTGCTCGGCACACAGCACACGCTGGAGAAGCTCCTCGTCCCAGTGCTCCTTCTGCTCGTCCACCCATGTCATGTCGATGGCCTCCATCTCGTGGAGGTGAGCGACCGGACGCACTAGGTAGGCGTCCTCAATGGCGGACAGGAGCGAGTAGACGTAGCACGGCCGATCCCAGTACCGGAGGGCCTTGCCCTTGCCCTTGTACGGGGTGGCCGACACGCCGAAGACGTAGGCCCCGTTGTTCTCGAAGTGCTGCAAAACACGCTCGAAACGCGGGGTCATGCCGTGATGGCACTCGTCCACAACCACCGCCGTGATCCCGTCGAACGCCATCCCCTCGAAGCGGTCTCGGGACAGGAGCGTGTCACGGCTGGCGAGGATGACGCGGCTGCGGATGAACGGAGAGATGAGTGCCCGGTTCACTCCCTGCTCCACGTCAACGTGCTCGCCGAGATACTTCGACAACACGCCCTGCATCTGATCGAGCAGCGTCAGCCCCGGCACGATGACGAGGCACCGCCGAGAGATGCGGGCGATCTCGCTGATCACGACAGACTTCCCTGCGCCAGTAGGCAGGCATCCGACGTTGCGACGACGGCCACGCCGTGCCGCTGCGCAGAATGCCTGCACTAGCTCCGTCTGGTATGGTCTGAATTGCATGTCACCCGTCCGTGGGTTGTGTGGAAAAAGTGCCCCCTGCACGCGACACCGGGGGGCACGGCGAGGAGGTTCGCCGCGTGCTGCGTTGTGTCCCTACGTTGCGGCAACAAGCTCCTTCTTCTGCTGCCTTGGCTTCGCCGCGTCCTGCTTCGCATCCAGCGAGTCGCATACCGCTTGCAGGCGAGTCTGTGCCTCCGGCGTCAACGCCCCGGCTGCGACCCTGCGAGCCACTTCATCCATGACCACCTTCCTGTCTTCCGCCGTGGCCTTGGCCTTGAGGGCGAGGGTGGCTTTCCGTTCCACCTCCCGCTCCTCGTTGACCGCAGCAACAGCGTGCTCGGCGTTTGCCGTCCGGCCGTCGTCCTCGTCCTCCGCAGCGATGCCGAGAATCGCCGCAAGCTCGATCCGCCTCATGTAAGTGGCGGTCGCAGCCAACCGCTGCGGCTCCAGCCCCCCGGCGATCGGCAGGACCGACCGAATCATCTGCCCGGACTTGTGGCCCAGCGTTGTGACGAGGGCCATCTGCCCGCTCTCGCTCCACGGCATGAAGGTCTGGATGACCGACAGCCCGTTGGCTGCAAGCGGCTCGCGTGCCGTGTCGAGAAGGGTCGCAAGATCCGCGTACTTCCCGAACTCCCCAGTGCAGGTACGGGGAGCGTTGCGAAGCTGCCCGAAAGCCGTAGAAAGGGCGGCGAAAAGCTGGTCTAGGGACTGACTCTGTTCGGTGGCAGTGATGCCGTAGGTGATGCTCATGTGTCCTCCTAAAACGCACGGCCGGGAACGGGAAGCTCGACCACCTCACCGTGCTGGTCCGGCACCCAGCAATCGAGGTCGAGACGCAGACGGATGTCCGCGATGGAAGAACGGATGGCCTCGCCGCCCTTGCTCGTCAGGGAGGGGGGCAGGGTGCAGACGAGGCACTCGTGGGGCGGGACGGTCGAGACGACAATGAAGTGCAGCGGCTGCGGCTCAAGGCCCATCGCCTCGATGCCACGCTGGTACAGCCAATCCTGGGCGTGGTACCCGTAGTTGAGGACGGCCTTCCACCAGTTCTTGTAGAGGCCCGTCTCCTTCGTGGTCTTCAGGTCAACGACGATCCCGTCTTTGGTCAGAACGTCGGGGCGGCAGCGGCTCGGGAAGCCGTCGATGTTGAACCGAACGGACAGTTCCCGGTCGGCAACCCTGTCCGGGTCAATTAGCCCCGCCGCAGCCCGGTTTTCTTCGATGCTGCGTACCTCTGCACGCAACTGTCTCAGTTCTTTCGGGCTGACAAGCTGCGCGTTAGGGGCGTTTTCTGCGGCCCACGCCTTGGCTTCCTTGCCTATGGCCTGCGTGGCCGTGAGTAATTCATCGGGAGGTGCGACCACCTCCTGCCAGAACGCATCTCCTAGCTCCAGCCAAAGGTGGAGCAGGGTGCCGTGGCTCAGAGCGGCCGACTCATACGGAGGGGCCGTGCGAGCTATGTACCTCGCGTGGAATGCGGCTGCGCCATCAGAGTGATGACACCAGTACCCGCTTTTGGAGACAGTGACCGGGCAGCCGTGGTAGTCGGAGTTGCTTTCGCCTCTCCGAACTACCACAGCCCCCAGTGGGCGATACAGGACTCGAACCTGTGACCCCCAGCTTGTCGAGCTAGTGGCATCAAGAAAACCGTCTGGTGACAAAACTTGAGTCATAGTGTGTGTACCTCCTCTTAGTGGCTTAGTCCCCAACAATGAACCCTACCACATTGGCAGAGCAGTACCTTTCGGCACGGTTGGTCACGCCGCAGTACGCAGAGCATATAAAGCGTACAGCCGGTAAGGTCGCATCCTTAGAACCGGCAGTCATCAACGGCTACCTCCGTGCTCGCCAGGAAGAAGTGTCGTCCGTAACGCTCGCCAACGAACGGCGGATGCTGCTGACCCTCATGCGATATGGCTATGAGAGCCATCTCATCGAAGAAGCACCACGAGGCGTGATGCGAATCCGACAAGAGCAACCACCCGTTCGAGCGTGGAGTTTAGGGGCCGTCAAGACCCTGGTCAATACCAGTTGGAAGTGGAGGGGCCAACGGTTCGATTGCGGGGTGGACAAAGGTCTATTCATGGAGACGTGGCTGCGGCTGGGGTACGACACGGCGGCACGCTACGGGGACATTTTCTCGTGGACGAAAGACCACCTGCACGGCGACTGCATCTGCTGGGTGATGAGCAAGACGGGGATCTCGATGACACGCCGGATCGGCCACGTCACGCAGGAGAGAGTAAGGGAGATATTGGAGGGCAGGGGGCTGCTCATAGTCGGCGGCATCATCAACCGCCGCTACAGCTTCCGCCTCTTCCGCAAGCTGCTATCGGAGGCTGGCATGTCCGGGTCTGGGAGGTGGCTTCGGCGGTCTGCGGCCACCCATGTAGAGGCCCGGAAGAAAGGCAGTGCCACGATCCTGCTGGGCCACAAAACGCCCACGCTCGCTTACCGCAGCTACGTCGATATGAGCCAGCTAGAAGAGGATGTCATGGTGCCGTCAATCGACTAGATCAATGCGGGGCACCTTCACCGGCTTCTTCTTTTTCTCGCTCCGCTTGCGCCTCTTCTTGTCGATGCTCTTGCTGACCTTCTCCCGGTCGAGCGCCCACTGTGGGACGGTGGGCTGGAGGGCCTCTGGGATGTAGGCGATCGACATGTCTCGGGTGAACGGGTCGATGCTATCGAGGATCTCCCGCTGCTGATCGGCCTCGATCTGGGCCTGCGAGAACGGCTTGATCTTGAGTCCGGTCGTGGCCGTTAGTCCAGCCAGCAGCGCCCGTTCACCAGCAGACGCACCCGATCTGGTGTCGGTCAGTTGCCCGATGAACTGGGCTGGCCGCTGCACAAACGGCACGTTGCCGACGACTCGATCTCCCAGTGCGGAAAGGTAGCCTGGGTTGCCGCCCATGCCCCTGACTGCGGAAGACACGACCCCGCTCGGCGAGTCGCCCAGCTTGCCGTCATGGTATAGGTCTCGACCCGTTATAACTTCCGTTCCAACACGCATAAGCGGGTTCAGTTGCGCGCCGATCTGTCGGAATGTGCCACCTACCGACCCGGCCACAGTCGGCTCGGAAGCGATCATGTTGATCTGATCGACCGCCGGAACGTCCACGTCGTAGAGGATGCGGGTCACGTCGTCGCCGCCCTGCCCGAAGAAGTCGCCCACTGGCAGTGCGAACTGCGAGCGTGGGCCAGACGGGATGTACGTCCCTTCCTGTGCCTCACGCTGCACGTCTCCCATGATTCCGATGGCCTGCCCGTACCGACCGCCTGGGCGCTCCAGAAGCTGCTGGAGGACTTCGCCAAAAATCCTGCTCTGGAATGTGTACCAAGGAAAAAGTTTCCTCATGTACATGCGCTCGAAGTTGCTAAGTGTACTATAGTCCACCTGCACTCGCTTGATGGCCTTGGCCGCAGCCTCCGGCAAGTAGCCTTGGGAGAGCAGGGAGATGTATCCGGTAGTGCGGTTGAGTTGGTCGGAGAAGTTGTTGGCCGCTTCACCAGCCCGCAGCACTGGGTTGTCGGCAAAGCCCTTCCACTGGGCGGTCGCAAGCTGCTCGCCGATGGCCCCAACGGTCACTGGCCTTGCTCCGACGACGTTCTCCAAGGCCTTGTCGCCAGTAATGGATGCGGTGCGATCGAGCGACTGACCGGCCTTGATGAGTCCGCTGGCGGCAAGGTCGCGGTTGAACGCTGCGGCCCGCTGCACTGGGTCTGCAATTTCACTGTAGCGGGGAATCTGAGCGAGCCAGTTCTGGAAGCCCTCGCTCGTGGCTCCGTTGGCGAGCAGGCCCTTGGCGACGATCATCGACTGAGGGTCGAGGGCACCGGCCAACCAGTTCGAGAACATGCCCGAGTACACGTCTCGCACCGTGCGTGCGGGCCATGCGAGGATTGACCCCTTCCAGATTTGCGTGAACTCATCCAGCTTCCGCACCACGTCGTTGGCGACTTCCGGGCGAGTGAACGCATCGCGAGTCTTGAGCATCCGGTCGAGGTGCTCTTGCGGGATGGAGATTTGCGAGAGGTTGATGTCGTCGGGATTGGCAACGCCGAACGCCTTCGCCAGCCGCTGCCGCATCTGCTGGCGTGCCCCGATCTCGCCGCCCTCCACGGCGGTTGTTCTAAGACCCAGCTTCTTGAGCGCCGCAGCCAACGGAATGTGCCTGCCTTCGGGGGCCTGCTGGAACGGCGTGTTCACCGCAAACGAGGCAAGGCTGTCATAGAGAGTCTCGGCCGTCGCAATCGCACCGGCGCGACCCTCCGTGTACTGACGCCACATCTGAACGGGATGCTGGCCGAACAGGGGAATCTGCCGGGTGATGTCTTCTGGTAGCCTGTGCAGAACGCGGGCCAGCCGCACGAGCCTCTTCTGCTGCTTTCCTGTGAGCGAGGCGTACGGCTTTCCGAAGACCTGATCGGCAAGGTAGACCGCCGCCGCCTCGTCCGTCTTGTAGGTACGGTTCGGGCCGCTGACGTTGTAGTCCTGCGACAGCTTCATGATCTGCTCGCGACCACCGGGCGTCCGCATCGCATCCGTGCGCCGCATCTGGTCGCCGGTCATGGTGGAAAGCTGCCGACCAAGGCCCTTGTCTCGCTTGCCAGCCATCTCGAATGCGGCATCTGCCTGATAGGGCATGTAGTCAAGGCCGAACTCGTCGTTGATCGTGGCACCGGAGAGGCCGACATTCTCCATCGCCATCGGAGAGCCAGTGCGAATCTCGTCAATCACATCGAGGTACTCACGCACCGCAGGGTTCTTCGCCCACTCAAGGTCTTCGGCGTTGCCGATCCCCTCCATGAGCCTCCCCATGCGCAGGTTGCCCTCTTCCGTGAACGCATCTTCAGCCCCAGCGAACAGCCTCGTCTCGGCATCGGCCATCATCCCGCTGGCCCGCTTAGTCGCCGTGGCCCGTCGCTCGAAGTTCGCACGGTTGAGGATCTGCCCTTCGGCATCGAAGGCACCTCCGGCACGAACGTCCGCTCCAGCGGCCCAAAGCCTGCCAGCAGGCGACCACCTGAACGCACGCCCCATCGAGTCGAGTGCATCTGTATAACCGGCCCCGCCTGGAACATTGAATGTGGCGAACGGATCGCCGAACGGCAGGCTGACCCCAACGTCACCAGACAGGTTCTGCTTGATGATCTTGTCGTAGTCCGCACCAAGCAGGGCACGGGCCTCTCGCTCTGCCGTAGGTGCGTCGTCGGCGTACTGGATGAGGTCTTCGAGCGTGCCGTATCGCTGGGCCGCACGCTTGCCGACAAGCGGTCGTGCGTACAGGTCGATGTCAGGAGCAACCTCCCGTCCAAGCGTGCCCGCATACTTCGAGGCGCGGTCAGAAATTGCCTTTGTCGCCGTGTCGTCAAGGTACTTCTTCGACGCTACGCGGGCTGCATCGTCCAGAAGGTTGAGCTTCTTCGCTGCCTTGCCTGCGGTGGTCAGGGCCTTGGCGGGACCGGAGAGCATGGCGAGCGGATCGAGCGCCAGTTCGGCAGCAGTCCCAATCGCGAAGCTCGCCCAATCGTCAGGCGTATCCTCTGGAATGAGTCCAGTAATCTTCAGGAGATCACGGCCGCTGACTCGCTCGTCCGCAGACGCAAACGCACGCTCCGGCTGACCGGCCAGCAGCGCTCTGGCGATTGCCCCCGGCGTGTCGAGGACATATGCCAATTTGTCTATGGTCCCGCCAGATGCTTCCTGAATGTCGTCAAGGACGCTCTGTTCTAGCTCCGGCGAAATACCAAGCTGCGGTCGCCGCCTGCGGCCAAGCAGGGCATCGCCAGAGAACATTGCCGTTCCGTCAAATGGATCGCTTGGAACGGCCACGGGCTACCTCATAGAGAGAGCGGATCTCTGCTGCCAGCCGTCGCGGTGGTGGGCTTATTGCGAAGGCGAGAGTACAGCGATCGGGCTTCACTCGCAGAAATATTCACAGTGCTTGCCCACCGGACGAATTCGTCTTCGGTCTTGGATGCCATCTGGGCCATCCGCTGCGTGACGCGATAGTGGTTTCTGTACGCAGGAACACGCGCCATGCGGTCGGCAATGTCCGCTTCCGCTGCCGTTCGAGCGGCTACCGGGTCTTGCATCCCAAGCCCCTGCACGTTGAAGTTCGTTTGCGCTGCTATGGCGTTATCCGGCCCGTTGTCTGGGTCGCTTGCCAGCATTCGGTCGATCATCAGCATGTGCCGACGTGTCTGTCCTGCAATGGTTTTGTCGTCCGGGTCTTCCGCCGCCCCCGGCTGCTGCTGCGATGCAATAGCCATCTGTGTGTTGTAGGCGTCCTGCGCGATTTGGGCCTGCGTCTCGGCAGAAGCGGCATCGCCCCACCCAAGGACGCGGTAAAGCGCAGACCTCTGGGCCGGGGATGAGTCGGCAAGCGTGCGATACACAAATCCCGGCCCACGAACCGGAGACTGCATCTCGCTCGTGATGAGGGCGTTCTGCCGTCGGTCGTAGACGTTCTTGGCTCGGTCGTATGCGTTGTCGTCGTCAAGGTCACGCTTGTACGCCAGAACTCCAGCCCGGTCGCCAGACGCGGCGAGCATGTCAAGCTCGGCGCGAGCCTGCTTCCCCATGACGTGCCCGTGCTTCGCGACTGTTTGCCTGTATAGCTGGCGGGTCGCTGCATCCTCTCGGGCAGCGGCCGTCTTCTGGCGAGTCTCGGAGTTGGGGGTAAATCGGTATGTGTCGGGCACGAACTCGTCTTTGACGGGATCGTACTTGTGGGAGGCCGGAGCTATGTCGTACTTCGAGCGCATTCGCTCCATGCGCGGGCGCTCGCGTACAACGTCGCTGTAGAGGCGTTCCTTGTCGGCTCCGTACTGACTTGGGTCGAGGCCCATAGACCTTGCTTCGGCCTCGATGGTCGCAAGCGTCTCCCGCCCACCGGCACCGGCCCTCGTCATGGCGGCAGTCATATCTTCGGCAGGACTCGGCGCACCAGCGGACACAGATCCGTCGTCGTTTGTGACGAGCGTTCCCCTGCCCGCCTGCATCTGGGCGTCTGGGTTGTGCAGATTGCCGCGCTCTCGAAGCAGTGATCGGACTCGCTCTGCCATTGTCAGTTCCTGTATGTGTAGCCAATCGGGTTGTTTGCGGTCTGGTACTGCGGAACGCGAGCAGCCTGAATGAGTTGCAGCGCACGGGCCATTTGGAACGCCCTGTCGTTGGCGAGCGGGTCCGACATTCCGCCACCGCCGCCCGTAGACACAAGGCCCGGAGGCACGCCACCGCCGCCGCCAGCAATCCCTCCGGGGTTCATCCCCTGAAGCTCTTCTGCAAGCTGCGCTACGGTCTGCCTCTTCCTGTTGAAATAGGCCAGCGCAGCAGCAGTGGTGCCAAGGGCCGCAGCGTTGAATGCCGACTGAAGTCTCGGGTCACGCGGCGGCTTGTCTGGGGGCGGGCCGCCACCTCCATCCGCAGGCTGCTTCCGCTTGGTGCGGCCAGCCGGATCGAGCGGGTCAAAGTCCGGAGACGTGTCTGGGAAGTCAAACTCTGCGTCTGAAACTTCATCGCCGCTCTTGCCGGAGGCGGGCGCTGGATCGGCCACTCCCTTTTTGGGCCTCCCGCCACGCTTGGGCTTTGCGGCACTCCCCGGAATATCATCGCCGGAGACGGGCGGAATGTCGGCGGCCGAACCAGCCATGCGGCTTGCAGCAGCGCGACGCTCGGAGGCGTTCCGCGTGACTTCCGCCCCAGCCGACTGCCACCAAGACTCGAAGTCAGGGAACGCTTCGGTGCCTTCTGGATGAGTGTTGTTGAACACATCCCGGTAGTGCCGCTCAAGCTCGTCGTCAATCTCCATGTCGGAGAACTGCGGCACGGCATCTGGGGTTTTGCCAGCAGTACCGGCAGGAATTTCAGGAGGAGGCGAAGCGGTTTCTCCAGAGACTGCGGCGTTCTTGTCTTCGATGAGCTTCGGCAGGCCGGAACGAGTAAGCCTACGCGGAGAAGCCTCTTGGCCTGCCTGCCCAGCCAATGCCTCCGAGTCAATGACGCGATTGCCGCCCGTGGGGGTTGCAACGCCATCTTCACCCACAACGAAGTCCGAAGCCTCGATCTCCCACGAGCCGGACTCTGGGTTGAAAACCACAGAGCCGAAACCATCGGGGTCATCAATGAACACGTTGGGGCGAGACGCAGCAAGAAGCTCGTTGAAGCGGTTGCGCTGCTCTGGAGTGAGGGCAAGTTCAGCGCCGCGATCTGGACGCACCGCCAATTCGCCTCGCTGCGGGGCGGGAAGAAACCCGGCGATTTCCGGAGAGTCAGCCAGCACGCGGCCACGAATGGGAGCGTAATCCCCGAACACCCTGTTGTACTGATTGACAATCTCGTCAAGCAGGGACTGCGGCATCGGGCCGTCGATGTTCATGCCAGCACGCTCGGCTGCAATCAAAGCAAACTCTAGCGGGTCGTACGCCAGCTTCCCTTGGCCGACGAGGCCGGGAACGACAATTCGGACAGTCTTTCCGGATGGCCCTCTCCGTGGAACCGACAGCAAGTCCTGCGTGGCACCATCACGGCGAGACTGTGAGATTCGGCCCCCAGAACTGTCTCGCCTGCGAGACGGGAAGTTGGCAAGATCCGTGGACGGGTCAACCACTTCAGTCGAGTCAGGCATGTCGGACGCCGAAACGCCCCTCGCCGTCATGCCGGAAAGACCTCCGTCGTCGCCGATGCGAGCCAAGTCATCAGTGACGCGGACGTACACCCGCGCGTAGTGTCGTGCCGCAGCTTCCAGCCTGCGAAGCTCGGCCATCTGCATTGCGGTTTGCTGCGGCGTGCGTTGGGCTGGCGCATTGAGAGCAGCGATCTGCTGCATTGTCTCCGCGTGAAGCTGCTCAATCTGATCCCGAACCTCGACCAGCCGCTCTGCCTGACCTTCGGAGATCATGTCCGTGTCGCGGAAGAACGCCTTTTTGCCGCTGCCCTGAACGTCGGACGGGCTTTCTATGACACCAGAGGGCGAACCTGCGGCAAGCTCCCCGGCGGCAACTCGCTCGGCAGGGTCCATCGCCACCCGAAGCCGCGTGTCTCGGAACCCAGGCTTGAAGCCTTGTGCGGTTTCGAGCAGTTTGCGGACCCTCGCGGCCGGTGTGTCTCTGGCTAGGCGGTCGTTGTTGATGATCTGCTTAGGTTGCCCCTGCTCGTCAACATCCATCGCTCCGGGGTTGGCTTCGTTCTCGCTGTTGGCGCGAGTGGCAAGGCTCCTGTCTTCTGGAGCGCGTGCGCGAAGCACTTCGGGGATGTCCTTCTGCTCAAGGCCAAGGGCCTTTGCCCGCTCTGCCAGCATAGCGCCGCCACGGCGAGGCGGTGCCGGAGCATTTTCCCTGTCAAGAAATTCCTTTGACCGTCGCGTGGCGTCATCGCCAGGAGGCTCCACTTCGGCACGAGGCTGGTTATTGCTGCGAGACCTCACGAGATCCATCCGCTCTCGCAGAACGCTGTCGGCCGACAGGGCGGCAATCTCGTCTGGCGTAAGCTCGCCAATCTGCGTGGCAAGCGCGTTGATGTCATCCTGCGAAACCGGGTAATCGAGGTTGGGGTTCTGGAGATCGCCGCCGATCTGATTGACCAGCCGCTTGATGCGATCGACCTGCTTCGCACGAGGCTCAACGTCGGGGGCAGAAGCAGCCACGTTTGGGTCTTCGGGGGCGGCAATGACCACCTCGCCGTCAACAACATCGGGGATGGCAATGTCGAGCGCGGCGGGATCGGAGGCATCGACGGCATCGGGCATGTCGGCGGCAGGAGAGTCGCCGCCTACAAGCATGTCGTAGGCTTCCTTGACGACCGTCTTTCCGTCTCGGTCCATGTAACCAACGATGGCACCGGACTCGTCCCGAACTGGACCGACGATGGGATTGCCAGCTACGTCGGTGACAACGCCGTCCTCCCACAGCCACGTCGAGTTGTCGTCCGTGAGCGGCCGGACGTTGGCTGGGCTTCCGTCGTCCAGCACGAACCTCGCCTTCTTTCCGCCGCCTAGCTTGGCAAACGGACGGGCGGCAAGCCGCTTGGCAGTGCCGACGTTCGGGGCGCTTGTGGGTAGCTTCGCCATTACTTCTTCACCTTCTTGGGCTTCTTCTCGCTGCCGCTCTCTTCCTCTTCCTCGCCCTCTTCCTCCTCGTCGTCCTCCTCCTCAAGCTGGTCGCGCATCTCTTCTGGGAGGTCTTCCTTCGTGACGGGGATCTCGGGGGCGGCCCCACGAGACTTGGAGTGCATGTCGGCCAGAGCCTCACGCTCCTCGTCGGCCTTCTCGATGGCCTTGCCGTTGGCATCCTCCTCGCCCTTCTTGGGCGTCTTGCCCATCATCTGGCGAAGCATCTTGCGGAGAACCTTCGGCGGCAGGTCATCGAGATCGAGTTCGGCGTCCATCAATCACCTCAAGAGGGCAGAGAGCAGGGAAGACATATCGAGATACTGCGAGTCGAGTCCGAACTGCCCACGGCGGTTCGTCTCGTACAGGTCTTGGCCGAACCCTCGCTTGGTCAGGCTTTCCATCGCCTGCATGTTGCGGAGGTTTTCGAGCAGGCCACCGGCCATCATTCGCTCGCTGTCGCGAGTGTTCTCGTATGCGTTGCGGGCTGAAGCGTTGGCTCCAGCGGCGTCCATCTCGGCCTTGGCTGCGCCAGTGCGGGCCTGAACGTCGGCGCTCGCTGCGGCCATGTCTGACATGTACCGCTGGCCTTTGCCGCGAGAGATACCTGCCCGGTCCATGCCGGTCATGGCGGTGCGCTGCTGACCAGCCCCGGAGGCCATCAGGTTGTTCACCTGATCCTGCACGGCAGAATCGGGAATCATCGGCGGGGGCGCAGGCTGGCCGAGCGTAAACGGGTTACGCTTCGGAGCAGGAGAGCGAAGAGAAGTGTCAGCACCAATCATCAGAAGTCACGAGCGAGGTTGTTGAGGAGCGTCTGCTGCATCTCCAGTTGCCGACGCTTGTTGAGTCCGGCGTATTGCCACCCCATCTGTGCGTCGAAGTTCTGGCGGCGGTTGTCCATCTCCATGCCCTTCATCCGTTCCTGGGATTGGTTGCCAAGCGCGGCCATGCGGTTGCGTGCGTTTGCTTGCGAAAGCTCGCTTCGCTGCTGCATCTGCTGCATCCCAAGCTGCTGGTTCTGGGCAGCACGATCCATGTTCAGTCCGGCCGCAGACGCCATCGCCTGCCCGTATGCCGACTGTCCGGCAGGGCCTTTCTTGGAAAGCCCGCCAAGGAGACGACCACTGGGGTTGAAGCCGACTGCGTTTCCGTACACTGGCTAACCCCCGAACCGCATCGTGCGGTTTCCAATCAGGTTGCCGAGCAAGCCGAACTTCTGGGCCTGACCAATGCGCTGCGTCTGCGAGTCGAAGCCGCGCCTCTGCTGTTCTTGGGCGAGCATGTTCCGCTCGAACATCTCCCGGTCGCGGTCCATCGACTGCTGCTGCATGGCGGCCTGCTGTGCCATCGTGTTGTTGATGTCGATGTCGTCCGCTTCCTGCTCGTAACCACCGGCAGCGAAGCCCGCATAGCCTGAACCCATGCCACGCGAGAGCCCTCGCATGGACTTGGCCTGACCGGCGGTTGTGTAGTTGCGTTCCCAGCCCATGACAGTCTCCTACGCCAGCATTTCGCCCTGATCGGGCAGGGGGTTGTTGTCTCGCTTCTTCCTGCGAGTACCGTCCGGAAGCACTCTCTGCGTGCCTTCGTCTGCAAGACGTTCCGATGCGCCGCCCGCCTTGAGCGTGGGGCCGTGAACGTCGATTAGCGGGTCTTTCTTTGCAGGCTTTCCGCCGCCGTTTCCGCCTCCCCCACCGCCCTCTGGCACATCAAACTCTGGGCCAGCGGCGAACTTGGCCTGCCCAGCCTCCGTGTTGGCGCTGGACGAACCGCTGCTGGACGTGACCTTCGAGAGCGGGTTGATAAGCTGGCGTGGCCGCTGCGTCGTCGTGTCTGGGGCGACCGCCCGCAGGGTCTGGAGCAGGGCAGGGATGCGCCTGGAAGCGCTCAGGCCAGAGCGAACGTCACCGTCGTAGAGGGCAGACCGACCGGCGTCTGCAAGGGAGGCAAGATCCTCCTGCCGCTTGAGGTGATCCTCAAGGCCGGAGTAGTCGTACTGCTGGGAGAACTGCGAGGACGACGAGGACGACGGTCCAATCAGTCCAGCGAGCGGTCTTTGGGCGTTGAAGATCATGCACTCCCTCTGGACGGTTTATGTCCGGCGGGCGTGCGGAGTGGTCTACTGGCCTGCTTTCTGGTCTCTCTCTGCCTTGCGTATGGCGAGCATGACGATTGGCTCTACGACAGCCCTAATGTACGGAAGGCCACGCTTTTCGGCGTTTTTCTGGATCTCGCCAAGAATCCACTCCATGTTGTCCCGGCACCACTGCGGACCCATTCTGTCCATTTGTGCAGCGACCGCATTGCACGAGCAGTTCGGGGATGCCACCTGCCCGAACCACTTCTTGAAAAAAGCCTTGAGATGAGTGCCTGCGCCTCCAGCCGGGATGGCTGAACCGGCGGACTTGGGGGCGTGCGGGTATGCCGGATGGCTCTCGTCCACGGTGATCTGGTCGCCGATTTCCGACACGATGCACGCACGCACCTCGTCCAGCGTGTAGCCACGCTGACTGCACCGAAGCTCAAACTGAGAACGGCGGCCAGAAATCATGGAAATGGGTTTTCGCAGAACTGCTCAACAGCGGCGCAGGTACACAGTTGAGTGCGAAGCCACGCCGGGGCGTCATCCCACTCCCAGCAGGTGCTGTTGCTTATTCCGGGCACGCACGCCTCGCCGTCGCCGTTCACGCATTCGGAGCAGTCATCAACCGGACGGTAGCGTTCGTAGTACTGAAAAAAGGTGGCTGTATCACCTATCTCGATGTCTCCAAGTGGCGAGCATCGACTACCCCAATCGTTGGTGCAAAATTGCCCTGCTGATGTTCCGCCGCAAGCAAGAGCACCAGAGTTGATGGCAATAGCCAGCGGATCGTTTACCGGGTCGGGCTGACACGGGTTGGTCAGCGGGTCGAATGACGCGAGCACAACTGTGTAGGTAGACCACACCCGCTCGTAGCAAATCGCCTTCTTGCAACACTGGCACGAGCACTCTGCGAGCGTCTGGTACGGCCCTCCTGCCAGCAGCGACGGGTCATCGCACGGACCTTCCTGGCACGCCGTGGGAGGCAGCGGCGCCTCTGGGTTTTCGCTGGGGGCGTATTCGTAGCAACAGTAGTAGTTTTTGCAATCCGCTTGGCATACGGCTTCGGTCAGGTATGGACCGCCCGAAAAAAGTTCAGGAGTTTCGCAAGGCCCAAGCTGGCAGGATCGCTCCGGCTTGGGAGACTCAGGGTCTAGGCTCGGCTCGAACTCGTAGCAGCAGTAGTACTGATCTTCGCACGGCGGCGGCTCCGGGCACTCGTCGCAATTATCGACGGGGATTCCCAGAAGCTCCGTGTTGTATACGCAGTCGTAGACAGGATCGTCGCACGGAGTCATGTCTACCTCGACGCACTGCAAAATACACGGCGGGCGTTCGGGGCATGGCTGCTCACAGTTGAGCTTCGGCCCAGATGGGCAAGGCACGCATTGCTGCTCATAGTTGCCGCAGTCGTCGGGAGGGCCGACGTTGACGCAGCAATATCGGAGACAGCACTCGCAAAACAGGGCCAGCTTGTTGGCCGCAGTCCGCAATAGCTTCCCAGCTATAGTCTTCAGGCTCATTCTTGCGGGCAGTCGTCTGTCGGGATGGTGGATGTAGTCGGCGGGTCCAGCATGTAGCACACGCCTATGGTTCGTTTCTCCACCACAAGGCCGGACTCTTCAAGCCGAACGTCAGTCACCACGTCCACTCGAAGCTCGCATTCCGGTGGAGGCGGGTCCACCACAACCACTTCTTCCTCCTGCGGAATGGCCTGCAATTTCCAGACAAGCTCCTGTCCTGTGTCCTCGATGAAGAACCGCAGGCCCGTCCTGGCGTCGGCTTCGGCCCGGATGCGCTTGCCGACGAGAGAACTGCTCACTGTGTCAATGGTGGCAACGGACCTGTCCGGCCCCTTGACGCGCATGCCAACCTCGACGGCCTTTCCTCTGGGCACAGCGTTTGCAAACCCGCCTGGGGCGACGTTGAATGCAATGTTGTTCACCTGCTGCGGGGCGTAGGCAATCTGCACTGTGGGCGGCTGCTCTGGCTCTGGCCTCTCTTCGCTTGGCGGAATGCGCGGCGGGGTGTGGTAGGGGTCGCCCTCCTTGAAGTCGAGGTTGGGCAGCGTGTACTTGCGGGCGTCTGGCGTAACCCTCCGCATGTTGCGAGGGGTAACGTCCACCTCGCTCGGGCCGGAGCGTCCGACTTGCTGCGGGTTGGCAAGAACCCTGGCAATCGCAGTGGCAGAGTCAGCAGGAAGCCCTGCGGCCTTGAGGGCCGAAACCAGTTGTGCGAACTGCGGCTGGAACATTAGTCGGCGGTGCCATAGACGTTCAGTTCATAGATCACGACAGGCTCGGCTGTTTTGCGAACGCCAGACACCTCGACGGCGACGTGCCTGTCGGAAGACTTGATGTCGTCCAGAGTCCTCCCGGCGAACAGGGCCGTGCGAACACCGGAGTCGTCCGACTCTGCCTGCGGGCTACGGGCCATGTTCAGGCGTGCGGCATGGTCGATGGTGATGTGCTGAACGCCTGTGCCCCTGTCCCGCCCAGCGAAGTTCTTCCGGGGATGCTGGCTGTTGTTGTAGTACAGCCGTATAGCTGCCTCGCAGGATGCTGGCTGCGGCTGGTACGTCAGCGAGATGCTGCGGGACTCCGTGCTGCCGCCCCTCTGGGAGTTGGCGTCAGACACAAGCTCGGAGATGCCAGACTTGTAGCGGTACACGGGATACGTTGGCGTGTCCAGCAAAAGCGGGCTGGCCGTGTACGCTGCGGCGGCACGCAGCGGCGACGGATGCGTGGCGTCGTCTGGGTCGTCAATGGCGAGTGAGCCGGATGCGTATCCAAAACCTGGGTTGACGACCCAGATTGCGACAACCTCGCCCTCTCCGTTGATGGCGGATTGGAATTGAGCCGCCGTTCCTCCGATGGCAGTGACCCTTGGTGGCTTCTTGTAGCCTCGCCCTTTGGTCGTGAGCGTGACCGTCAGGATGGCTCCGCGAGCCTGATCCGCAGCACCCTCGCCAAGCAGGTATCCGCCGCCCTGCCCACCGTAGACGCACCGAAAGTCGCCGTTGCTCATCCGGACAGGCGTGCCAGCCGTGATCCTCTGCGGATACCTCTCGACCCACCAAGTTTTTGTTTCCGTGGAGTAGCAGAGTGCCAGAGACGGGTATCCACCGGCAGCGTCGTCCTTGAAGCTCACAAACGCCCGCAGCGTCTGGTTGGCTGGGTCAACCGTCAGGAAGTACCACGTCCCGCTGGCGAAGTCGATTCGAGACTTGAACAGGTTCTCTACGGCGTCCGAGATCGGCTCGATGGCCCCGGACGGAGACACGGTGTAGATGCCGTACTGATCCATGACGTAGCAAATGCCGTTGTGGATTTCCCAGCAACGCTGATTGAGACAGCCACGGTACGCAATCGGCGTTACCTGCGAATCAAGCAGCGGCTGCTTGCTGAACGTGAGCGAGTAGGCGTGGCGGGACTGCATGACCAGAAGCGTCGAGCCATAGGGGATGAGCGCCCGGATGGCGTCAGCGTCTCGTGCGTTCTGCTGGAGCACGACCTCGTTCACTTCCGGCACGCTCTCCGGCTCGTCCACTTCCGAGAAGTACAGGCTGTTCGGCTCCTTTCCGCTGGTGTCCACGCCGTACCAGTGGCGGTCTTGGAATCGCACGACAACGGCCTTGTCGCTCGGGGGTGGAGTGAACCGATTGGCGTTCAGTTCGCCGTTTGGCAGCACGATCGGCATCGCTTCGTAGCCAGCCCTGTCGGCGTCTCGTAGCTCGTCGTCGGTAAGGTCGTCAAAGAATCCGCCGCTAGTCGTTGTTCCCGCACGGTACAGGGTCAAGGCTTGGTTGCCTGTAGTCCTCCAAAGCTCGACCTTGCCGGTGGTTCTCGCCCTGGCTGGAACGGCGGCATCAGCGATTGCAGGAATCGCCCATGTCAGTGACGCTGCACCCTCGCCGCAGTCCACCTCTGCGACGGGAGAAAGGCTGCTCGGGATCGGACCTCCACGGTCTTCTGGCGTGTTGTCGATATAGCGGTAGTAGCACTGGTATTTGCCGCGAAGATGCGGCCGAGAGACGGCAAACGCCTCTGCACCCCCAGAAAGAATCTTGACTTCTGGTGGAAAGCGATACCCGCCGCCGCAGTTTTCGAGCGTGACGGTATCGAGCTTGCCGTCCTTGACCGTGCAGGTTCCGTACGCACCGAAGCCGGAGTTGCTGACAATCTGAATGACGGGGGCGACGACGTACCCGCTGCCCTTTTCCTTGATGACAAGCTCCTTGACGGAGTAGGTCTTTCCGGCCGTGTTGTTCGGGTTGTCCTGCCCGTACCCCTCAATCACGATGTCGGCCTGCTCGCCATCCACGGATGGGATCGTGATCTTCACGGTGGCATCGCCCGCGAAGCCTTCGCCTGCCGTCACGACCGAAATGCTGCGAATTGATGTCGCCCCGCGCCACCGCGAATAAGATACGGCATTGAAGCCCGTGAAGGTGCTCAGCCACCTCGCCCCGCCCCATACGATCTTGAGCGTAGCGCACGTCCCAGATGCAGCGCCGGACACAGTGTAGGTTAGTCGATTGGTAGAGCCGCCGTCTCGCGTGACGATGTACGCCCCACCAGTAAGCAGCGGGTCGCGTCCAAGGGGAGCGTTGATGGAGAACGTGCCGTTGCCGACAATCTCAATCGTTGTCGTCAGCGTGTCGATCCCAGCGAATTTGGGCTGGCTGTTGTACTGTGGGAACTGGGCCTCGTCCGGTGCCGACGCGACAACCCACTGGGTAATACCAGCAGACTTGTTGTCGCACGGCTTCGGCTCTGGAAACCCGTCAAGTATCGCCTCGATGACGCCGCCCTTTCCGTGCGTGTCCGACAGCGAGATGGTCGGCGGCTCCGGGTAGTACTTGCCGCCGTCATCAACTCGAATCTCTGACACCCCGGATTGAGACAGGTACGCCTTGGCTTTTGCTGCACGGCCCTTGACAGGGGGAAGTGCCCGTGATGTCGAGAACGTCACGACAGGCGGCGAGTAGTACACGGCCCCAGGCTTCTGGGAATCGACTCTCGCAACGCAGTAGGCGGCGGTTGGGTCAATGGTGATCGAGGGCGAAGACGACGGCGCATCTACGCCAGCGTCCACCCCAGACCCAACGCCACCCCATCGCACGGGCCGCACGCCGCCCCCCTGAACGACAATAAGTTCCCCGTGCCTGCCCTGTGCGGCGCTGACCGGCTTTGCACTGCTGAAGCGATTGGTAATCACGCGATGTCACAAAGCTGGGACTGCTTGAGTTGCAGCGGGATTTCGACCGTGCTGGCCGTTCCGCCGTCGAACTGGCTTTCCTTGTTGGCTCCAGAACACAGGTTCATGCCGTCAAGGTAGAACTCCGGCGAAGCACTTCCGGAGAGGTACGTCACATACACATCGACTGTGCCTGGGACCGGAGGCGGCGGGGGCGGGGGCGGCTCGATGGGAGGTTCTGGGATCTCTGGATCTACGGGTGGCGGCGGGGCTGGAGGCGATGGCGGGGCCGGATCAGTGACTCCACCCGAGAAAGTGTCTATGTGCCGCAGCGTGTACGAAGTGCCGACACCGGAGCCAGCGACCACGATCGACGGCTCGCTTGGTGATGCGGACGCTCCGTACGCTGGACTGTCGAGTGCGATCAAGGCGCCTTCTGGCGTGAGAACGACCAGCGTGGATTGGCCGTTTGCGTCGTACGGATATGCGTCAAGGATGACGGGTGGCCTGCGGACGAAAGTCACTGGCAGCATCCCGCCACGGCTGTACATCTGGCCGGGAACGTCCGTGCAGAGATTGACCTGCTCGGTAGCGCCGCCAGCCGGTACGGCGTACGGCGAGGCATTCGTGATGAGGCCAGACCACTTGTTCGCCCGCATGAGCTAGACCCCCGTGTCTGGGCCGGAGGCCGCGTAGTACCCAAGATTGCGAGGAGTGCCAGTGAAGGCAGCGGAGTACATTTCTGGGTAGCGGGGCGTGCCGTCCCGTCGCCCAGCCATCGGGGCAATCACGTCCTGCTCCATTGCAAGTCGCAAGTCCTTCATGTAGACAGCCGTCGCCCCGTCAATGTTCTTGCCCTGCAATCGAGCAAGCCACATTTCTGCGGCCGACAGCAAGGCGGTGTACATATTTTCCGACACGTCGAGGTAGTCGCTCACGACTGTCTTCGCGTTCTCTGGCGGCGTTCCTTCGAGGCTTCCCGTCAGGCCGAGAATCTCTTGGGCGGTGTACGGGTTCACACCTGCAAGGCTCTCTGGAAAGTTAGCGGCCGTGCCGTATCGCTTGACGGCCCCAGGTGCCGTGCTGGCGTTGAGAGTGCCCGAACGGCAGATCGGCTCATACCCCATGTACTTGAGAGGCTTCGGCCTGCGGCGGTAGGTGATGTAGTAGCTCTTGCCTGCGGGCGGCGAAGCCAGGGCACCAGCAAGCATGAGTTGCCAGCGACCGGCGGCAGTGGGCGACTTCATCACCGTCCAGTAGATCGGCTCGCCTGAAGTCTGCGTGCGGTTCTCCAGCTTTCGCCATTCGTTAGGCGTGATGAACGCAGCGACGTTGATGCCGTCGAAGGTGACAAGCGCGTCTACCGTATTGACGTTCTCGGGAAGTATGAACGTGCGGCCACCAGATCCGGCGACTGCGGCTGGCAGCGGAGCCTCACTGCGGTGCCACTCCCACTCGCGCACGTTCACGAGGTCGCGGTACGCATGGTGTGCAGCCGCCCGCAGCAGGCGATGCTCGCCATCCTGCGCACCACCACCCGTGGTGTTCATCATGTACTCGATCAGGTCTTGCGCTGCGTAGTACATAGTTCCTTACGGTGCGGGCCACTGGATGGCGCTGCTCTCTCCGTATGGGCTGGCCCCGGTGGAGTTGAGGGCTGCAATTCGGAACTGGAACTCATACTTCAGGGTCGATCGGAAGCCGCCGCCGCTCACTGTGGCCGACGTGCCGCTCACGGTCGCCCAAGTGCGGTAGGCGGGAGAGCTTGTGTCGGTCGTGTTGCGTGCCGGGAGGGCTTGCCACGCGCCGTACTCCCCGGCGTTGCCGAACGAGTCGAGTGGCCGGTATCGCCACTGAACGACATACGAACTGATCGCAGAACTACCGGCAGACGACGGGGCCGTCCACGACACTGTGAATCCGGGCTGCGTGGCGTTTCCGGTGATCGTGTTGTTGATGCGAGTCGCGGACACAGACGTTGGTGCGTTCGGGGCGCTAGAAGCAGACGGCCAATCCACGGTCGATCCCTCGACGTACGCTCCCTGCCCGCCGGAGTTGGTGGCGGCGACTCGGAACTGAAAGCCGTAGGTGGTGCCGGACCTCATGCCAGACAGAGCCACCGTGGCAGTGGTGCCGCTTACGGTCGCCCACTTTCTGTACGCAGGATCAGATGGCGAAGTGGTGTTGCGAACACCAAGCGTCTCCCATGCGTCGAACGCCCCACGGCTTGTTCCCACGATCTGCTTGCGAGTCTGAACGATATATCCCGTCGGCGCGCCGCCGGAGCCAGCGGCTGGGGCAGTCCACGACAGCGTAAAGCCTGGATTGCCAGCGTCACCGAGAGGATTAGCTATAGCGGTTGTCGTGAGTGATGTGGCGGCACCGGGGGCGGCGACGGTTCCCGGCCCCGGAGTCGGCGTCGTGGTTCCACTCGTGCCGCCCCAATCCACGACGTTGCTTTCCGCCCACGGCCCGATTCCGTTGGCGTTCGATGCGGCCACGCGATGCTGCACGCCGTAGCGAATACCGGGCCGCTCCTGCATGTCGGCCGTAACGGCACTTGTGCCCGTAATTTCCGACCATCGCACAGAGCCGGACGTGCCTCTCGGCGGAAGTGCCACCCACTCCGAGAACTCTCGCCTGCTGCCGTCAGCGTTGAGGATCTGCTTGCGAGTCTGTATCTCGTAGCCCGTGACGGGAGATCCGCCGTCCACCTCCGGCACCTGCCACGTCACAAGAAACGTCGGCTTGCGTGCGTTGCTGGCCGAGTGAGTTGTAATCACCGAGCCGACGTTGCGCGGGGCGGACGTGCGTATGGTTGCCGGAGCGGTCACGTTGCTGGCGAACGAGTAAGGGCCAGTGCCAATGCTGTTGACGGCAGCAACTCGGAACATGTACGTCGTGCCGGACGTAAGGCCAGTTGCGGTAGCAGACACGGACGAAGACGACGGGGTGCTAACGCTTGCCCACGTCCGCCCCATGTCGGTGGACCGCTGCAACACATAACTTGTGATCGGAGCGCCACCGGATGGAGGGGCCTGCCACGAAATCGAAATGCTCGTAGGAGAGAGCGGAGTCGCCTGCGTAGCGCGAGGAGCGCCTGGGCGACCGTCTGTTGGATCGCCATCGCTGACGTGATCCGCCACTGCCAGCGGGAAACGCAGCACGCCGCCGCCAACGGGGTCGATGGCGACGAAGTACCTGTCTGTGGCTATGACGTGCGTGTATCCGTCTGCGGAATCATCGCTGGTGATCTGCTCTGTATAAACAGGCGTTGCGAGGTGGGGCGTCGAAGCTGGAGCGCGGTAGGCGAGAGCATAACGCACTTCCTGCGAGGTGCTCGTCGCCCGGTAGACGTTCTTGGCTAGGTAGAGGATATCCTGCCCAGCGGCAGCTACGGCGCGAACAGAGATAGTGTTCACAGTTCCGCCAGCGTTTACCGCAGACAGATACACAGGGCTGTAGCTAAACGTGATGCCGTCCGTGGTTGAATGAACGTGCGATCCAGAGGACGAGACAATGACAGCCACGGACCCGGTGCTTGCAATGCAGGACTGCGAAGTGCCTTCGCCGGGGTCGATGTAGTCGATGTTGCTGGAATACTGCCGCCAGTTGACGCCGTTGTCTTCGCTGTACCTAGCGCCGCCAAACGCACGCCACGGAAGCGCCCGTTCATTGACATCGACCCCCGTTGCGTTGTCCAGAACCTGGGGAACAATCCGATAGCGACCAGGAACGCCGAGATAGGATTCGCGAACTCGGGTGATTCCGGACGGCTCTGATGGGCCGACCGCTATCCACGCGCCGCCAAGGTTCACGCCGTCCTGAAGCCCAATGTCCAAGTCGGATGCAACAACAGCGTTCCAGCTATCGCAGTGAAACACCTTGCCATTGGCGGAAACTAAAAATCCGCTGGATGGGCTTCCGATGACTCTGGGCATCCACGCGATGCCATCCGAAAGCACCCTGCTTTGCCATGTGCGGCCACCGTCCGCAGACATGCACAAATAAGTCTTGCAGGTTTCTGTCGCGGCTGACTCCACGCCAACTGCCACAAACCTGCCGCCTCCAAACGCAACGTCAGTCCAGATGGCGGACACCGGAAACTGGCCCGATGACCAAGTTGCGCCGTCATCGTCGCTGTAGATGAACCGATTTGTGCCGCGATTGAGCTGGGCGAAATGAGACGCGCTAGACGATGAGTTTAGAGGAAGTCCAACGGGGAACACGCCGCCAGAGGGAAGAGGTAACGGCGAGATTGTTGCCAAGCTGTCGCCGCCATGCCCCACGCCGACGATACGCCCAGAGCCGTACGCGAACTGCGCAAGCCGCGACCGCCAGTAAGTGATGGTGAAGGTAAAATCCGGTTGTGCAAAAAGGCGGTACGGCCGCGTCATGCTTGCCGGGCGATCTACGGGCAGCGCAGAAGGCAGCGAAACGGACGGCCTCTGAGTGACCGTGAGCGTGGCCGTTTCAGAAAATTGCTCGTCCCTAACCGGAACCTGAGATGGCGAATCGCCTTTCCACATTCGGGCCCGGTACTGCGTTCCAGACATAGCCACTGAGGCACGCAGCCTCAATTCTGGAAGTGCGACCCCCGGATAAATGATAAACGTCGAAAGAGCAACGCCGTTTGCGTCGGTCACGCTCACGGCGCGAAATGGGGTGTCGCTGTTGGGGAGCGACTGCCACACAGGATTTCCGGGCTGGCGCCGCTGCCACTGAAAGAACCAATACCGTTCTCCAGCCCCGTAGGTCGTGCGAAACCTCATCGTGAACTCTTGTCCGTCCTGCACGACTACGGACTGTGGCTGATCCAGTGCATACACGTCTGCCGACACAGTTAGGAGCGCGGCACGGGTGCGCACTGTGATGCCGGAGATCGTGACAGTGGCGCTGTACTCCGTGCCACTATTCGTCACGAGCAAGCCGGTGAGCGAGAGCGTCGTTGCCGTCTGGCCGGAGACTGCCGTCCACGAGACGCTGCCAACCGGCCTGCTCCACCACTGAACCGATCCGGTGCCGCCTGAGTACGCAAACGAGAATGTCGCCAACCCAAGCGATGCGGTTGCGTCTTGAGGCTGGATCGTGATCGCAGGGCCAGCCACCGTCAGCGTGGCGGCATTGGTGGCGAGAGAGCTTGTTCCGCTCGTGACAACCATTCGGTACTGGTTGCCGTTGTCAACTCCGACGAGTCCTGCCAGAGACAGCGTGGTGGTCGTAGCGCCGGAGATGTCCTCCCACGTCGAAAACCCGGCTCGCTGCACTTGCCACCGGACGGTTGGCGAACTCCCGCCGGAGTAAGCTGCGGTGAACGTCGCTGCGCCGGACGATGCCGTTGCGTTGGACGGCTGCGTAGTGATCGTGACCGGAGCGTCCGTGATCGAAAGCGTTACGGAATTGCTATAGATCGTTACGCTGTTCGATGTGACGGCACAGCGGTACGCTACGTTCGCCGTCGCTGAGATGCTGCCGTAGGTGGCAGAGGTGGCCCCAGAGATGTTCGTCCAGACTCCGCTCGTCAGCGCCTGCCACTGATAGGTGATCGCGTCGTCGGACACGGCCGTGACAGAAAACGTCGTGGATGGCGTCGTGGAGCCGCTGACGGCCGTAGTGGATACAGGCTGAACAGTGATCTCGAAGTAGTTGACCCGCAACTGGCCTGCACGGCTCCGCACAGTTTTCTGGTCATCCGTGACCGCGCAGCGAAACCAACGCTTGTTGAGCGAGGCAGTCACGCCGTCGATTGTCAGCCTTGCCGTCGTGGCCCCAGTTGTGCCGCTGCCGTTCGTGACGTTCTGCCACACGGTGCCGCCTGGGGTCAGATACTCCCACTGGTATGTGACTGCGCCACGGTTTCCGGTGGCACCGACCGTGAACACCGCAAGGCCGTCTTCCTCGACCTCGATGGTTGCGGGGTTCGCGGAAATCGCAAGCTGCGAAGGCGTCGGAAGATCCCCCGGAACGTCGCCGCCGTCAAGGCTCACTGCGGAAACCGTGAGGGTGCCAAGGTTGTCGTTGTACTGGAGCGAAATGCCAGCACCGGCAGTCAACAGGCCAGCCACCCTGTCGTCTACATCCTCTAGCGTGATGGAACTGTTCGTGCCGCCCCCAACCGCAGAAGAAGAAACCGTGATGGTCCCGGCGTTGTCGTCGTACGCCACCTTGATGCCGTCCCCAGCCTTGACTGCCGCCCCAACGATGTCCTGCACGGTCTCAGCAAGGTCAACGATGCTGTTGGAGGACGTGGACAGCTTGGACGCATTGAGCGTGCCTGTGACGGTGGCGTTCCCGCCAATCACGATGTCTCCGCTAGTCGCGAGAGACTCGACAGAGATGGTAGTCGGCAGTGCGTGCGTGTGATCCGCCCTGGCAGCAGACGCTGACGTGCCCGTTGTGGCAGATCCGATCGTCGGCGGCGCGGAGGATGCGAGCGGCGTGTTGGTGGCGTAGGGCAGGGCGGCCCAGTTCTGAACGCCGTTGCCGTACTTGATCTTCCCGGTGTCCGTTTCCAGCCCAGGCTCCCCGTTGGCAAGAACGGGATTGGCGGCCGTCCAGTTGGCGGCCGTGTCTCTGCGTAGCTGAATGCGGACCAGTGTCATTAGGACGCAGGCTCCGTAGCGTTGGTGATGTACGAGCCGGAGAGGAACACCTTGGTCGTGGCCGAGAGGTTGTCGCAGGTGAGCAATGCCGTCTGCTCAAGGCTGCTAACGGTTGTCGGGCGGCGGAACACAATGCGGGACGCAGTTGTGATGTTGGCCCACGTCGGTCCGTAGGTTGTCCAGCCTGAGAAGTTGGCGATGCCGATGGCCGAGATGTTGGCCGGGGGAAACGGCAGGCCAGCGATGTAGACGTACCCGCTGCCGCTGCTCTTGGCCGTCAGCGTGACCTGACAGGACACCTGAACGATGCTGCCGATCTTGACGTACCGCCCCTTGGTGCCCTTCGCGTCATAGGTCACGGTCGGGTTGGTGGTGTCGCCCTTGATCGTTGGCGTCCACGTTCCCGCAAGCGTGTCGATGCTGTTTCCAGACTGAGCGGAAACCATCTCGCCGCCCACCTTCATCACCTCGCCGGATTCCAGCTTGGTGAACACAGAGCCGTCCGCCACGTTGACGGCAAGTTCGCCCTCCAGCAACTGGTCAGCGAGCGGCACGGCCCCCGCATCGCGGACCTTCTTGTGGGAGATGAATACAGACACGGCTCACCCCTTCACGGCGAGTCGGAACGTGGCTGTGCCCGCATTGGTGACTGCCACGATGAACGGAGCGCCGAAAAGGGCGTCAGGCAGTGAGTAGGCGTTGTTGGCTGCGATGGTTGTCGTGACGCCAGCCCCATCAGCGTTGAGTGGCCTTGGAGTCAGTTCCGGGCCGAAGGCGACATTCCATGTGATGGTAGTGGCTCCGCTGGCTACGGAGTCCACGATGATGACGCCACCGGCAGCGGAGCCAAACGGAATCTTCGGGCTGGTGCTGGCCGAGTTGGTCGCCGTGATTTCAGAGGTGACGGAACTGAGTCGCTCGATCTTGTTGGGCATTACTTCCTCTTCTTCTTCCAGTGCGGAACCATGCGATCCTTGACCTTCTCGACGGCCTCGCCTCGCTTGAGCTTCGGGTTGGCCTTCATCTCCTTGGCGACGTTCTCTCGCAGGATGTCAGGCGCAAGATCGACGCTGGGTTTTGGCGGCTTTTCTGGTGGCGTGTAGTTGACGATTCCTCGAACTTCCAAGTCGCGTACCTGGGCAACCCGCTTCACGTCGGCCACGCTGTCTACCCATGCCATCGGGTCGCGGTGCCCACGCTTGTCTGCAAGTCCACCCATGTAGAACTTGCCCGATGTGTTTATGCCCGCCATCTGGGCTTCGCGGACCATTCGCCTCGCCATGTGCGGTGGCATTGTGTTCATCCAGCTTCCATCGAGCCTGCCCTCCATGAAGCTGCGGTCTGTGCCCTGCGTTGAGGGAGCCTGCTGGTAGGCCACCATGTCTGCGAATCGCTCGCCCGCCCCGGACTCGATCGCCGTCTTGTAGCGGTGAACGGCCTCGACACCCAGTGCCTGAATGTGCTTCGGGATCATGGTGCCTCCGGCGGGATGATGTTCATTTCTGGCGGAATCTCTGGCGGCATACCGGGGTCTTCTGGCGGCAGGCCCTCCGGCGGCATGTCAGGAGGCGGGCCACCCTCTTCCGGCGGCGGACCTTCAGGCCCCGGCAGGCCCGGAGGTGCGGGCGGCTGCGGAGGTGGCGGCGGGGGAATCAGGTACGGCTGGGCGTCGATGTCGAGCGAGTCGGCCCAATCGGAGATCAGGGCGTTGAACGGATCGACCACGCCCATCGGGATAAGCTGCTGGAGCACCGGCCCCAGCGTCTGGAGGGCCATCTGCATCTGCTCTTGGCGGGTCGCCTTGTTTGGCTTTCTCGCTGACCCCGCTTCGACTCTGTACTCATACTCACGAGCAATCCTGTAGGGGTCCAGATTGGACACATGCTGTGCCCATGCTTCTGCGCCGACCGGCCCGATGACCGGCTCCACGTCCTGCGGCTGGAGAAGCCACCGTGCTGCAAGGGCCTCGCGACGAGCAAGCAGGCTCATTGCGTTTTCGAGGCATTCCGCCATGTCGTCCGGCCGAACGCTGATCTGCTCCGCACGGACCTGTGCCTCCGTGGCACTTCTCATCTGTGCCCGCGTCATGCCGTACGCGAGTTCAGTAAGCCCGACACGCTTGTCGAACATCTCTGCCACCCGGTCGATGATGGCGAAAATCTCGCCGTTCACCGGAGGAAGCTGGAACACCGACACGATCTCGGCAACCGACCGCCCAAGGGTTTCCGACAGCTCAACGATCTTGAACCCTCCCTCACTGTGGGCGAGGATCTGATCCTTGATGTCCTGATCCGCTGCCTTCGAGACCCCGATCATCGTCTCGCAGCTAGTCGCCACACGCTGGGCAAGGAACGACAACGCCCAGTTCAAGAACCTCAATTCCGGCACACCCGGCTTGATGTGGCTGATCGGCCAGATGTACCCCGGCTTGCGGTGGAACATGAGCGGCACGAACGGCCAGCCGTTTGCTTCGGCCCAGAACGGGATGGGCCACTGCACGGCCGTGAACAGCGAGTCTGGAACGCCGGTCTCCTCGCTCCCAGGCTCGCTGAATATCTCCGGCGAGACATTGAGTGGGTGCTCAATTCCTTCTGCCACGACGATGTAGCAGTTGTCGCCCAGAGAATCGTAGTTGCCCACGCTGTCCTTCGGGGCGTCCTTCAGCCTGTCGCCAAAGCCCGTCTTGCTCCAGATTTTCCAGTAGGTCACAAGCTCGTTCGTCTTGCCGACCTGCTTGGAGTTGGCCCGGTTGTCATACGGCGTATTGCCGTACTTGTCGCCGGTATCTGATATGCGGCCCGTCTTGCCCTCGATGTTGGCCTTGAGGGCTTCTCGGGACAGGCCGTACTGCTTGGCAACCACGTCGATCGGGTGCGAACACCGTCTGGCACACCAAGTGATGTCCTCGATCTCCGTGGCGTCCGGGTCCATCGTGAAGTTGTCCACGCTGTCCGCAAACGACCCGATCATGCTGTTGCCGCTGCCGGGATCGGTGACAAGCTCTGTCCACCACAGGCCCATGCCCTTGATGATCCCCTCGTCAACCACTCGTCGGCTGTGGGTCTTGAGGTCTAGCTCGTTCGGCGTGTAGTTCAGTACACGGGACAGAAGCTCGGACACGATCTGGCGAGAGGCATCTGCGGCCATCGTCGCCTGGGCCATCATCTGATACCGCTGCTGCGACTCCATGTCCTCCGGCGTCACGCCAACGACTTCAGGCGGCACGAACGGGAACTTCGTCGGAGAAATCGTCCGCACCGGGTTGCGGTGGTAGATCACGCTCGCGAACAGCTTGACGGCCTCGAACACACGGTTGATCTGCATCCGGAAGCCGGGGGGCGAGATCGTCCGGTTGTAGCCATAGTCGCCCTTGGCGTACTGCTCACGCCAGAACCAGTTGTGCGGCCCGTCGAAGAACGACATGGCCTCTGCGGCGTCCTCTGTGAACGGCCGCTTGTGCTTGAGGGATAGCTCGATCTTCTTCAGCCAGCCCTGTGCAATCCCACGCAGTACGTCATCCGGCTGCTCACTTGCCATTCTTCCTCGCCTCGCGTTCTGACTCTGCAATCACGGAAACGCGGGACGCGGCGAGCTTCTTCATCTGCTCGAACCACGGGGCAAGCTCCCAGCAGCCCCACTGACGCCACGCATGGTTTTCCTCAAGGCCGGGATCGTCCTTGTGCCGGACGCAGACCTTCTCGGTGAACCCAGCTTCGGGGATGAACACAAGAACAGTCGCCGTCATCGCTCCGGGCTTGGAGGAGATCCAGCCGATGCACGGCTCGTTCTGGTTCATCACGCTGGCGTGCCAGTAAACGGGGTCGCCAATCTGCACGGAAGGAGGGGAAAATTCATCAGCCATTGATGGCTCCAGAGCGAGGTGACAGGTAGATCGCATTGCCGGTTTCAACGAGCCCCATTCGTTTGCGTCGGTTCTTCACCCACTCCACATACCAGGGCTCATCCGGCTCGATCATCTTAGGTCGGTGGTATCTGGGCCTGTAAGCGCAAAGGTACTCCAGACACTGGCAGGCATGGACTTCCCCACGGGTGTTCGGCATGTCGGTCACGATGTACGAACCGCTCACGTTGTTCACCTTCTTCTTGTAGCGTTTCATCTCACGCTCAAGGTCAGGTACAGAGCCTCGCAGGATGCGAAGCTGGGGCGTTCCGTCTGGCCGAATGTGCAGGTAGTTCTGCACGGCCGACATGCGGGAAATCACGTCGTCACAGCCAGCGATGAAGCTGCTGCCGGTCGTCTCGCTCGAAACCCCACGGGCACGAAGCTGCTCTGTGTACAGTTCTACAGGGAGTCGGCCTGACCCGATTTCACGCAGCCGCCCGCCGTGCATGTCGATGATGAAGGCGTGCATGTTCTGGCCCCGGCACTTCTCCTCCATCCGCTCCCCGAAGATCACGGCGTTGCATTGCCGGATGTACAGTTGGTCATAGATCACCAGAAACCGCTCGTCCGGCGGCACGGCGGCGAACAGCACTGCCGTCACGGCGTGGCCTGGGTCGATGGCCGCATAGCGGCACCAATCGTTCGGGATGGCGTTCTGCGGCAGGTCGGCCCTGTCATACCCGTGGACGTGCATGGAGAAGGACGGGTAACAGAGGATGGAGTCCGTGACGAACTCGCCCTCCGCACGCATCCGCAGAACGTCCTGCCCGAGAGCACTCCACCGTTCGAGGTTCTTCCGCTTCTCCTCGTCGTCAATGTGCGGGTTGTCGAGGAACCGCAGCCGGAACATCTTGATCGTGGGGTTCTCCACGCCAGCTTGCTCGGCAGTCTCGGCACGTTCAGCTAGACCAGAGAGGGAGTCATTCTTGCTCCACGGCATAGCACTCCAGCACAGGCGCCCCTTACGGTCAGCGAGGCGGGCCTGAAGCTCCGGCACCCAGTTCTCACTGCCCGTGATGTCCTCGTCCACATGGATTCTGTCTACAGAAAATCCCTGCGGAGGATCGCCCTCCGACGAGTAGAAGTAGATCATCCACCCGTTCACCAACTCGCACGATTGGATGTAGCGGGCGCTCTTGAGTACCCACGATATTTTCTTGACGTAGCGTGGCGGGATGAGCGGCGGGGCTGGCTTGGCATCCTTCGAGCGAGCCGCATCCTTCGTCGGATCGTAGGCACGCCACTCCTGTGTCTGCTCGTCACGGATGATCTTGAACGCACCCGCACGGAACAGGTACGGGTAGACCACCGTGCCGATGTGCTTCCAATCCTTGCCGACGATCAGGAGCACGCCATCCTTCTCGGGGTACTTCCCGTGAGGATCGGCACCCGTCACGGCCCTCGCGTCCTCTACGAACGTGGAGAGCGATTTGCCAGAACGATTGCCGCCCAGGACGAGAACTTCACTCGCCTTGCAGGCGTGCATCGCCTCCTGCTGTGGCGTCGGCCGGTACAGCTTCAACGCCTCGATCTTCCTGCTCGCCAGTTCGGCCTGAATCTCCTTCAACTGGCTCTGCTGGAATGAGCCGAGCTTTTGAACCGAAGGCAGCGGCGAAATCTGAGGGCGTTTGCGGCGTGACATCGACAATCCTTCCCTGATACTGTGCGGCAACCCTGCGGAGACGGTCATCAAGCTCCGTCTCAAGCTCCTCGTCAGTCCACTGCGTCATCGGCTTCTTGGCCCCGCCCATCTCGGTGTTTTTCACGACGAGCCGCAGGACGGTTTCGATCATCTTTGTGCGGGTGGCACTGCCGGGAGGCGAGTCGAAGTACTGCTTGACGGCGAGCGCACTGAATCCGCTGGTACCACCGAAGTACTCCATCATTCGCTCTAGCAGTTCGCTGCTGTGCGGTATGTTTTCCCCGCCCTGTGCGGCTGCTTTCAGGAACGTGTGCATTGCACCGGCCTCGATCGAGGCCATCGTCCCTTCGCGTTCCTTTTTCTTCTTCGCCCGCCGAACGATCTTGCGGCATGACTTGCACCTTGAGTCGAGCTTCCCGCTCCCCTTGCGTGTGTACCACTCGTCCGTGTCGGGGAAGGACTTCCCGCAGTCGATGCACACCTTCTCGACGGGGCCGCTCATGACTAGCAGTTCCATGCCCGGAGGGACTTGTTGATGCGGCTGTCTGGGTCGCTGGCCGTCGCCTTGCTGGTGAGCTTCTTCTTCATGCCCTCCATCCTGCTACAGAAGGAGTCCCGGCGAGGCCCACCCTCCGGCTGCGGTGCCTTGAGGTTGGCGTCGTTCTCCCGGTTGTAGGACGCACGGCCCTTGGCGTTCAGACCGCCATCTGGGTCTTGGCCCTCCTTGCGGGTCCACGCTGCGCTCTTGAGCTTGCGGATGCGGTCGCCCTTCTCGTCCATGCGTCACCTGTCGGCTTGGGGAACGGAACGGATCATGGGTGCGAAGCCATCCATGAGCGGGTTGGACGGCACGCTGGCATCTCGCGTGGATCGCATGGAGGCGGGCGTGTCCAAGTCCATGAGGCCAGCCTGCCGAAGCTGGTCAGTGAGCAGTTCGATCCTCATCGCCGCATCATCCAGCCCGAGAGGCTTGGGGGCCATCGCAAGAGGTTCGTTCAGCATGGCTTACTCCGTAAACGACGGTGGCCTTGAGGGTCGCTTTCCCCCAAGGCCACCGCTCGGCATCACATCACCCTTGGATCAGAATCCGGCGGCGGTGCGAACGAGAATGCGTCCGCTGGTCGTCGCGCTCGTCGCGATGGCGAACCCGAGAAGCGGGTTGGTGCTCTGAGCCGCAGCCGAACCTGCCGTGGCCGACAGGCCGTACGCAGCACCGGCAGCAACGCTCGTCGCCGTCTTCGTCACCGTCGAGGGACCACGAACCACGAGCCAGAACACCTCGTTGTTCGGCACGCCCGCAGCCGGGAGGTACTCGTCCACGACGCCCATGAGAGCGGTCGAGGTGGTGGCGAGGCCGTCCACTTCCGACAGGATCGCCGCATCCTTGAACTTGGCGACGGCACCCGGCAGGAGAGCCGAACCCGACGTGTTCTTCACGGCGATGCACTCGATGGTGCGGTTGGACAGAAGCGCACCCGTCTGGGGATGCGTGTCCGCGAACACCTTTCGAGCACCCACGATGTGGGAGCCGTCACCAACCTGTGCGTCGTAGTACGTCTGCGTGATACCCAGAACCTGCCCACGACCGAAACCCGGATCAGCAGTCAACGTGCTCATGTAATCGGAACCTTTCCTTCAGTTGGGAGATACTGGGATCAGGCGATGGCCGCCCACTTCACAAAATTCCTGGGCGACTTCATCTTGATGTTGGCAAGGCTGGAGACACAGTACCTGTGGCTTTGGAGTTCCTCGTTGTAGAACGGTCCCTCCGCCGTCATCAACTGGCCTTCCATGCACTTCAGTTCCATGTTCCCGATCGAGAGACCGTATCCCACGCCAGCGGGCACGGCATACTCGGTCGAGCACTCGATGCCGTCGATCTCCACGACATCGCCGAAGCCATAGGACCGCAGCCCGTTGGTCTTCGTGACGATGGCACGCTCACGCGAGTCGAGCCGGTTGAGAAGCTGAACGTACAGCTTCCGGTCGAGGAGAATCATGTCGATCTGATTCTCTCGCGTGTCGTTCCGCTTCGCGTAGTTGACCGCCTCGCGGATCGCTTCGAGGCACTGATCCTTCCACGTCGCCGTGGCACCACCGAAGTAGGTGCTCGTGTAGTTACAGACCAGCGGGCTGTAGTAGTCATATTCCACATCTGCGGCGACGTAAGGCCACGATCCCGTAGCGCGGAGCGAACCGGCGAGAGCACCAAGCTCCGTCGAGAGACCGGCGTACTCGTCCTTCGCCCACGCGAACGGGTCGGCCGCATTCGCAGTACGCTTCGCACCCGTCGAGACGTTCACGGTGCCATCGGTGGCGAAGATCGACTCAAGACCGTGGAAACGGTTCTCGTTGCCAGCGGCGTTGCCGTCCGTGTAGATCTCGACCGACAGGTGCTCCTGCATCGACTCCTGAAGACGCGAGGCCATCTTGCCCGCCACGTCGATGAGGGCCTGGGCACCACGGTTCTCAAGCATCTCGCGCTTCGTCACCTGATCCGTCACGACGTAGCCGCGATACGGGAGGTACGCACGCTGCCACAGGTTGTGACGAGCGAAGACGCGGGGCGTTTCGCCGTTGTTCGCAGAAACGGGCTGATTTCTCCAGCGCACCTGCCAATCAAACCCGCGCCCGCCGTTGTTCATCGAGACGTTGCCGCTCGCTTCGAGCGCGGCGAAGACCTTGAACTTCCTGAAGGTGGCCTGTTCCTCTTCCTTGAGGTGTGTGACCAGGGTCGTAGCAATCGTCCTCGCCCAATCCACGCTCGACGGCATGTCATTTACCTTTCATCACATGAGGCCCGACTTCGCAGCGATGGCTCGCAGTCGGTCCTCGAAGGTCTTCGGAGCAACAGGAATCCGTGGGTCGGGCGGCGTGGCGGTCCTGCTAGGATTCCGCGTTGCCTCCCTTCGTAAGAACTGTATGTCTCGTTCAGCCTGATTCTGCGCACCAGTTTCTTGCGGATTTTCCATCGGGGCCGCTGGGGCGGGCTGTGCGACAGGCTGCGGGATGGCCTGCTGGAAGGCTTGCCGCTGCTGATTCTGCTGTTCGTGCTCGCGAATCTGCTGGTGGAGATCCCGCTCCAGCATCGAGGTCGCGAACTCCCACCTGTCGTCAATCGACTGAATGCCCATCCGTGCAGCCATGTCGATGTACTTGTTGACAGCAAGCCCTTCCTGCGTGGGAGTCTGGCCGTCCTTCTCGTAGAGCCAATCCTTGTTCTGCTCCTCAAGTGAACTGACGTACTGGGTTTCCTGATAGGACTGAAGCTGGGCCTGGACGATCTGCTGGGCCTTCTCCTGGGCAACCTTCTCGACCATCGGGCCGAGAGTCTGCTGCGGATCGGACAGGAACTTCGAGGCGAAGTCAGCCTTGTACTTCTGGTACTCGTACAGGGCGTGCTTGGCGTCGAGCGGGGCTTCCGGGTCGATGACCTCACGCCCGCTCTCGTCACGCACGAGATACCGCTTGTAGCTCTCGCGTACTTCCGGCGGATTCCACCACCGATGCTCCTCCGGGGCCTGCGCCTGCTGGGGCTGCTGCGGTCGCTGCGGAGCTTGCTGGGGCTGCTGGCCTTGGCGGGACATCGCGTCACGCCACTTCTGAAACTCCGGCCGATACGTCAGGTATTCCTTGGTGTATGGGAGGAGTTGCTGGTACTGCTGGAGAGCTTTTGCTGTTTGTTTCTCTCGTTCGTAAGACTGGTAGAGTCGCTGAACGATTGCTGTGTCTTCCGCCCCTTGGAAGTCAGGGAGAGACTTGAAGGCTTCCCACGGGGAGCTTGGTTGCGACGGGGCGGCTTGCTGGCCGGTTTCTTGCGTGGCGACATTCGACGCTCCTTCAACCTGCGACTCAACCGACTCCGAACCACCCTCAAGCTGGCCTTCAATCTCGTCTGACATGACGAACCTTTCGCTATTCGGACAACGGGCTGAACGGCCCTGCCACTCGCTTCATGGGGCGACCGAATGGGTCGAGGTTGTCCAAGTTGCCGTCAAAATCCGGGTACTTGGACTGAACCTGTTTCCTCATGGCGTTGCGAATGGCAGGCAACACGTCTTCGTTGTAGGCGCGCTTACTCGGGTCGTTCCATCCAAAGTGGCGTCTCTCAAAGTCGCCACGGAGACGCTGTGCCTCCGCAAGCTCCTCCGGTGTCTTCACGTCGTGGTCGCCGTACTTCTTTCCGCGTTCCGCTCCTGCTGCTGCGTTGATGGCGACCTGTACAGGAACCTCCGTGCCAGCCTCCATCGCTAGTTCGCCAGCGCCTTCCTTCGCAGCGTTCTTGGTGAGGTTGTTCAGGAGGCCACCTCTCGCCGCCATGTACGCCCGTGCGGCTGGGCTGGCGATCGCGCGAACGGCGGACTTCGCTGGGCCAGCCGCCACGTCCACGAGAAGGCTCGGGTCCAAGAAGTCGTAGCCCAGGTCTGAAGCAAAGTTCACCACTGGGCCGGGATCGACGCCGTGCGTCCGCAGCCAACGCTCCTTCGACTCAGGGGCGTCCATGAGAGCACCCTGCTGCTGCAACTCTGCGACCCTCGCCTTGATCTGTTCTGGCGTGGCATCGTCCGGCAGGTCTGCCACAGGGGTTCGGCTGTTCTGCCGATACATCTCGTTGTAGCCCAGTATTCCAGCGGAGTGCCCAAGGGCCTCGCCGATGTTCTTGGCCTCCGCACCGCCAGCCAGCCGACCGGCATTCGGCACGATGTTCGAGCGTCCCATGTACCAGCCACCGTTCGACTCTGGGTCCATCAGGTTTTGCAGGATGGCAGGCAGGCCGGTCGTCAGGAACTGCACGCCAATGGGGTCGATCTGACCGGAGGCGGATTCAACTGGTGCATTTCGGTTCACCATGTCGGGGGCCAGCCGGTAGTCCGGCGGGTTCTGGTATTCCTTCAGCACGAGGGCCGGGTCGTCCCTGCGAGCGAGTCCTTGCAGGAGCTTGAAGTTGCGGAGGTGCTCCTTCTGGGCCGCAGCCGTCGCCGGGTCCATGAGGAGGCGGCTCTGGTCCCAACGCTCTCGAATCTCATAGGGGTCATCGGACTCCATCGCGTACGCGGCCCTGCCCTTGGCCCGCTGCTCCGCGTTGGCCCATCCAGTGGGGGCCATTTTCAGGCCGACGACTTCACTCAGCGTCCGTGCGTACTTGTAGGGATCTCCATCGCCCGCACCAGTTCCCGGCTTGCGGTACTGGTCGGCAATGCGAGTGGCCTCCGCGAGAAGCTCTAGCTCCGCGTTCTGGCGATCGACTTCGTACTGCTCTCGGTCCATTAGCGGTCCTCCTGACTAGCACCGACACCGACAGCAATCGGAGCGAGAAGCCCCTGAAGGATGTTGCGCGACATCTTGAATCTCGGGTCCAGCGGGGCAAGGTCGGCACGGCGTAGCATTCGAGATCCCTTGGGGGTGAATGCAGTTGCCACTCCTGTTTCGTCGTTCACGAGCGATCCCGTGGCCCCGGAGGCCATCAATGGCTCGGTGTACACCTTTCGGCTTTCGGCGATTGAGAAATGCGGCTTGTCGCCGGTGCGGATGCTGGGGTCAAACGCATCCCTAGAGGTTAGGGCGGCAAGAGAATCTTCTCGCGTTTCAGCGATCGGGCTTGCCATAGGCATGTTCATTGCCTTGTTTCTGGCTTCCTCCTCGCCCCATCCGCCCTGCCGCAGACGCGACTGTAGTTCGTCGGAAAACCTCTTATTTGCGTTCTCTGGAATCGCGTCGACCCCGGCGATCCCGGCATCCGGCCCAAGGAGCGGGTACTGCACAACGTGTGAGTTGGGCATCTGCACGCCACGAAGGCCCATGCGAGGATGCCAGTGCGTGTACACCAGACCCTCCTGGCTTGGCTGGAGCGGCGTGTCGTAACCAAGGGCGCTTCGGCTGTACTTGGCCTTTTGCCTCTTGGAGAGTCCCGCCCCACTGAAGCCGACCATCTCGTTCTTCAGCGGATGATCCCAGCGATACCACACAGCGTTCGGGTCAAGTCCCATCTGCGTGGCGCGTGCCGACCGCGATCCCCAATCCATCGGAAGAGCGCCAGAAGCCACGTCGTCAATCGTCCGCTGGTCAACGCCCATGAACTTCAGGTAGTCCAGATAGTCCTGGGAGACGA